TTGTCGTTTGAGAACGTCACCTACCTCAAGCCCCGACTCCAGGAAGCCACTGGTCGTGTCAAGCCAATGCTGCCGATGGAAGCCCGTGTTCGCAACTTCACCTATGCGGCTCAGATGCATGCGGATATCCGGTTTGTGGCTCGGACGTACAAGGGAGAGAAGCTAGATACGTTTGATGAGGAGTTTCGGGTCTTCGAAGGCATCTCCATGGGCAAGCTGCCGGTGATGCTTGGGTCTTCCTTGTGCTTGCTTCGCGAGTATCCTGCTCCTCTGTCCGATCTTGGTGAGTGTAATCACGATCCGCTGGGATACTTCGTCGTGCACGGATCTGAGCGGACTATCCTCTGTCAGGAGAAGGTGGCTGATAACCGGATCATGATCTTCCAGACCAAGAAGTCATCCTCCAAGTACCTGTTCTCGGTTGAGATGAAGTCTCTCCAGGAGTCTTTCACCACGCCTCCGAAGAAGCTGGAGATCCGGCTCAGTTCCAAGTTCAACGGATACGGCTACCCGATGGTCGCGTGTGTTCCTCGTTTCCGCGAGGACATCCCGATCATGGTTTACTTCCGTGCTCTGGGGATGACTGAGGACAAGGCAATCGCACGGATTATCTGGGGTGACGAGAATGACCCCCATATCGAGCTGCTAGCCGCATCCTTCCGTGACGTGTCGGAGATGTCGATCTTCACACAGGAGGATGCGGTTCGCTATCTGACCAATCACCTGCAGTACGGCACGAACCAGGAGGACAAGTGCGCCTATGTGCGGTATCTTCTGACGTCGGAGTTTCTGCCACACGTTCGGTTTGCGGGGGAACTGCCTGTGCCAAGTGCGGATGTGCTGAACGCCCGCCGCGTCATGCTGATGGGTTCGATGATCCGTAGGCTGCTGCTGACCTACTGCAAGAAGATCCCGCTGGATGACCGTGATGCCTATCCGAACAAGCGCGTGGTCACCACGGGTGCGTTGTTGACTCACCTGTTTCGACAGCTGTTCCAGAAGGTCTGTAATGACACTCGTAATGAGTTCGTGCAGGAGGTGAACAACGATGCGTGGAAGAAGGCGGGGCAGCCGCTGGAGATCCTGAACATCAACAACCTGTACAAGATTCTGAAGCTGTCAGCCATCGAGGGCAAGATGAAGCAAGCCCTGGCGACAGGCAACTTCACGGTGCAGGGTCTGGGCACGTCCTCGGCTACGATGTCCAACGCGACCAAGGTTGGTGTTTCCCAGGTGCTAGCACGGATGTCCTATTCTGCCACACTGTCCCACCTTCGCCGCATTCAGACGCCGGTGGAGAAGTCGGGTAAGCTGCTTGCTCCTCGCAAGCTGCACGGCACATCCTGGGGCTTCATGTGCCCAGTGGAGACTCCAGAGGGTCATTCGGTGGGTATTGTGAAGACGATGTCGCTACTGACTTCGGTCTCGCAGCATGTGCCATCCTCTACGGTTCTTCACTTCCTTGCGGAGACGCCGGGAATGGGTGTGACGTGGATCACTGTACCGAAGGTGTATGAGGGCACGTCTATCACCGTGAATGGTGTGCTGGCTGCATATACGACTAAGCCGCTGGATCTGGTGAATGCCATGCGGGAAGCCAAGCACTGCTCCCGCCTTCACCCGCATACGTCGATTGCTTGGTATACCTTACTGAACTCGATTCTCATTGAGACAGACGGAGGTCGTGTTGTTCGCCCGGTATTCCGTGTTGGAGCAGCCTACCCGGTTGGTGACGAGCGCAAGGATTGGAATGCCTGGGTGCGTACCTGTGTGGAGTATATCGATGCGTCGGAGACGGAGACATTGCGAATCGCCTTGACAAAAGATGAGGTGACGTCGCATTCTCACCACGAGATTCACCCCTCGATGTTGGTTGGGCATATGGCAGGCACGATCCCGCTGTCTGACCATAATCAGTCTCCTCGAAACACCTACCAGTCTGCTATGGGTAAGCAGTCGATGTGTGTCTATGCCTCCAACTTCGCCAAGCGCCTGGACAAGAATGCGTACGTGTTGTGCTCGATCTCACGCCCGATTGTGGAGACGCGATCGATGAACATTCTGAAGATGCAGGAGATGCCATTCGGAATGAATGCTGTGGTGGCAATTGCCTGCTACGGTGGCTACAACCAGGAGGACTCGATCATCATGAACAGGTCGGCTGTGAATCGCGGTCTGTTCCGCGGTCTGTATTACACGATGTATAAGGATGAGGAGCACCGCAACGTGACGTCGGGTCGTGAGGAGAAGTTCATGCGCCCACAGAAGCACAATACGCGCAAGTTCAAGAATACCAGTTACTCAGCCGTCAACGAGAATGGTATTCCGATTCTCCATGCGACGATTGGTGAGGAAGATGTGGTGATTGGTAAGGTTGTGAACCTGCGCCACGACACGGCTGGCTATGCGTTCCGTGATGCGTCGACCACGCACAAGAATGCGGAGTCTGGTCGCATCGACGGTGTCTGGCAGGACAAGAACTCCGATGGCTATCCCTTCGTCAAGGTTCGCGTGGTGTCTGAGCGCATTCCCCAGATCGGCGACAAGTTCAGCTCTCGTCACGGTCAGAAGGGAACGGTTGGAATGCTGATGGATGAGCAGGATATGCCGTTCACGGGTTCGGGTCTGCGTCCCGACCTGATCATGAATCCACACGCTGTGCCTAGTCGCATGACGATTGCGCAGCTGATGGAGTGTATCTTCGGTAAGATCTGCGTGCGAAAGGGAACACTAGGTGATGGAACGCCGTATTCTCACCTGAAAGTCGAGGAGTTGCGGGCTCAGATGCTGGAGATGGGCATGCACCCCTACGGCAACGAGATCCTGTATAACGGGCAGACTGGCGAGATGATGAAGGCTGAGATCTTCATGGGTCCGACCTTCTACCAGCGGCTGAAGCACATGGTCATCGACAAGAAGCACTCTCGCGCCCGTGGTCCGATTGTGTCTCTGACTCGGCAGCCTTGTGAGGGACGTTCTCGCGACGGCGGTCTTCGTGTCGGTGAGATGGAGCGTGACTGTATGATCTCTCACGGCGCGGCAGCCTTCACAAAGGAGCGTCTGATGGATGTATCCGATCCGTTCACCACGGGCATCTGCAAGACCTGTGGCACACTGGCGATCGTGAATCCACAGGAGGGCATCTACTCGTGTGGGTCATGCGGTAACCAGACGGACTTTGTTCAGAAGACCATTCCTTATGCGATGAAGCTGTGGATGCAGGAGCTGGAAGCCATGCACATTGTGCCTCACATGGTTATGGGGTAACCGCACGCTCGCTTCACTCGCTCTGTGCTAAAGCACCCCAACTGACGGGAAACGCAGTCTTCACTAACTCATTTACCTGACCAGCAACCTGGCGAATCTCCGCCTGAGCGTCTGATCCCATACGAAGATGGCATAACCGGGCATATGCAGCCAGACTTCCAGTTTCGATAAACTCCGTCATCATATTCTGCGGAAGCACCATGCGGGCTTGCTCGGGTGGGATGTTGTTCGCCAGTAGATGATTATACTCGTCCACTGAGTGGACGCAGTGCATCTTTATGTACTGCATGAACCCCTTGTCGTCCGGATGCACGTCATCATTACTTCCTTGCTTTTTACCTGGCGCACGAGTCCGAAGATGAGGAATGTGGAAGGTCGGAGGATCATCTACGTAGCGACGGGAAATCTCATTGCGCGAGAACCCAATCGTGTGCCGAAACCACTCTCGAGCCATCCAAATCGGCATCTTCAGTCGAAACCGCAGCTGAGCATGGAAGAAGGGCGATGTATGCTCATGATCAGCCAGATACTTAATCAGCTTTGCATCTTTCTCCGTGAACTCGGTGGTGTGCTTACCTAGCGATACGCGTGCTGCGTTCACAACTGTCAGATCATTGCCAAACGTTTCCAGAAGCTCAACTTTGCACTCCTCGAACATGACTATACTTCAGGGTCTTCCTGAAGATCATACAATCCCTGACGACGGCGGCAACATCCACACAATGCCATTATCGCACAGACACACGAACCAAGGACGACGACCCCTGCGACGACAGCCGCTGTGAGCTGGTCCTGGTCCATTACTTCTTTTTACGAAGTGTGTATAAATGGCGCGGACACGCCGTAAGCTCAAGGGAGGGATGAAATATCGCTGCTGGGCACCCATCGCGGGTGGAAAGGCGCATACACGCCGTCGGACGATTAAGTAATAATGGCTCTGGAGATTGTTATCGGTCCAATGTTTGCAGGGAAGACAACCTATGCCCTTGATCTGGTGCGGCGGTATACAACTCGGGGTATGCGCGTTCTGGTTGTGAAGCCAGCCCTCGATACCCGCTTTGTGAATTTGAATGAACTGACCACTCATGCTGGAGATTCAGTTCCGTGCTATACCACAGATACTCTGAACTCGTTAACCGCAGATTTCATCGAACATTTTTCAGTCATTGTTGTGGATGAAGCGCAGTTCTTTCAAGGTCTGATTCCCTTCGCAGAGTTTGCGGTGGATACGCACCATAAGATTGTATACTTGATTGGATTGTCCGGAGATTCCGATCGACGCCCGTTTGGAGAGATGCTATCCGTTATTCCATTGGCTGACAAGATTACACACCTCAAGAGTCAGTGTGCATGTGGCGATCCAGCCTTCTTCACTCGTCGCCTTCAGACTGGGCTCGGACAGATAGCGGTTGGTGGGTCAGAGATGTATCAACCTCAGTGTAGGTTCTGCTATGTCTACGGGGGTAACCGCGTCTTTTAAAGGAGAGTCGCCGAAGAAAAAATGTTGCTGAGTATCATACAAGCAATATGGGTGGTGGTCTTCTTCAGCTCGTCTCGTATGGTGCTCAGGACATCTACATCAGCGGCAACCCCCAGATCACGTTCTGGAAGGTGCTGTTCAAGCGTCACACAAACTTCGCGATGGAGTCCATTGAGGTGACGTTCAACGGGCAGGCGGACTTCAACAAGCGTGTGACGGCGATCATCAACCGTAACGCCGATCTGATGTTCCGCACGTACATCCAGGTGGTTCTGCCGGCGGTGCAGCTGGATGCGGGCAACAACGCGACGATCAACCGCTTCCGCTGGCTCAACTATGTGGGTCACCGCCTGATCAAGACGGTTGAGCTCGAGGTTGGCGGTCAGCGCATTGACCGCCAGTATGGCGACTGGATGCAGATCTGGACCCAGCTGACGCAGGACATGGGCACGGTGAAGTCGCTCGATGAGATGATCGGCAACACGCACGACCTGGTGCTGATGAAGGACCGCAAGGGCTATGCGCTGGATGTGTCCTGCGCGGGTGCTGAGCTGACGAACTCGTGCGCCCCCCGCTCGGGCACGCCGGCGCGCACGCTCTACATCCCGCTGCAGTTCTGGTTCTGCCGCAACCCGGGTCTGGCGATCCCGCTGATCGCGCTCCAGTACCACGAGGTGCGCATCAACGTGGAGTTCGAGCAGTGGGTCAACTGCTGCTACTACGAGCTGGTGTCGGCGGGCGGCGTGGTGCCGACGGCGATCCAGTCGCTGACGGCTGCCTCGCTCTACATCGACTACATCTACCTGGACACGGAGGAGCGTCGCCGCTTCGCCCAGCAGACGCACGAGTACCTCATCGAGCAGCTGCAGTTCACGGGCGCCGAGTCGATCACGTCGAGCTCGAACAAGATCCAGCTGAACTTCAACCACCCGGTCAAGGAGCTCGTGTGGGTGTGCCAGCGCGACTCGTTCGTTGACTGCTCGTTCCCGGTGCCTACGTTCATCGCTGAGGTCAACGGCTGCCAGCCGTTCAACTACTCCGACGACTTCTCGACGGAGGGTGTGATCATGGACGTGCTTGCCCGCGGCTCGCTTGGCGGCGGCGGCGCGGCGTCCTTCGTTCCGGGTGCGCCATCTGGAGCTGCTACGGCGCCCGACGGTCCCTCTGGACCCTATCTCCCGGGTGTGGGTATCGCCGCGGGACCGTCGCTCATTGGTTCGTCGTGGCTGGACTCGAACTTCCCCCAGTTCGGCGGCAACGACCAGTCCTACCTCTTCGAGGACACGACCAACTACCTGCTCGCGAAGGTCATCCTCGACTCCGGCACGCGCTGCTCTGGCAAGACGCCGACGGAGGTCGCCAAGCTCCAGCTCAACGGACAGGACCGCTTCACGGAGCGCGAGGGACGTTACTTCTCGTTCGTGCAGCCGTTCCAGCACCACACGCGCACGCCCACGGCTCCGGGTATCTGCGTGTACTCCTTCGCGCTCAAGCCGGAGGAGCACCAGCCGTCCGGCACGTGCAACTTCTCCCGCATCGACAAGGCGACCCTCCAGCTCACGGTGTCCGTGAACACGGTGCGCGGTGGACGCACGGCGCAGGTTCGCGTCTACGCCGTCAACTACAACGTGCTGCGCGTGATGTCCGGCATGGGCGGTCTTGCCTACAGCAACTAGAGACAGCCGAGGTATCCCAATCCAAAGAAGAACCAAATACAAACCCAAATGTCGGTAGAAATCTGCCGAGATTAGGTTGTATAGTATAAATGTACCTCTCAATTCGCCCAACTGCAACCGCTTCTGACTTTCTCAGTGCACATAATTATGGAACTGGAAATGTGTTGTTTCAGATAGCATCTGCATATGGTATAGCCAAAGATACGAACCGTAGAATAGACTATTCGCATATTCTCATCTACACTGAGAAGGTCCGTTTACTGTTTGGAAGTAAATCTGGGGAAACACTGTATCGTAATTGTAATGCTCGATCAGGAATGCTGTTACCAAATTCTATACGAGAAAAGTCATACGAGAAGACACAAGATAAAACTATTTACGCACGCGTTCTTGAGAATCCAAACAGTGTAGTATTGTCAGACAGTTATTTTGAATCACCCCTTTACTTCAACCATTTCAGAAGAGAGATAGTCGACCTGTTTTCTCCAGATGAAAGCTCTCAACATGCTATTCGAACGCTCTATCCAGAGCTAGACCGAGTAGAATGTGTTTCAGTTCATATTCGCGCTGCACCCGATGCAAACGTTAGATGCTCTATGAACTACCATAAAAAAGCAATTGACAAGATAAAGTCTATCGCGAAAGGCGACGTCTTTTATCTTGTCTTTTCAGATATTCCTACTGACATTAGTGAACTTGGTCTTGACAACTATAGATATGTTGTTGGAAATCCGGATTATATCGATTTGTGGACAATGGCTAGATGTAAGTACAACATAATGACGTATTCAACATTTTCTTGGTGGGGTGCCTATTTGAACAATCATCCCGAACGCGTCGTCATGTATCCACGGTCAGCACTTCTCTATATTCAGAGTCAAAATGGACAAAGCGAAGAGGAGATACATACAAATTACTTCTTAAGCGCAACTCAAATCGATGATACGAAGTAACCTGCAAATGTAGTCTATATTCGTGTCTGTTAACTTGAAATGGGTTGGGAGAAAGAGTCCCATCAGCGATATATGATCAGCCGCCGGAAAGTCGCCTGGGATATTGTATACTGGAAGCGAATGAATAGCAGGGTATGTCACACGAGTTTGCACTAGATGTTTCTTGAGGAATTCTGATACACTATCTCTATTGGTTGTTTCGATAGTAACGAACCATGGGAACCACTCGTCCGATGGTGATTCTCGGATCTTTATCGTCTTGAGACCATTGATTCCTGCAAAATACCTACCTTGTATCGCCCGCATGCGTTCAATTCGACTCGGCAACTTGGCAAGTTGTGCAAGTCCAATCGTTGCCTGAATATCGGTGAACTTGAAGTTGAGTCCAAATGCAGGATAAACTTCAGTTCCACCATCAGCTCGCCCAAAGTTCTTACATTGGCGAATCTTCTCCGCAAGGGATGGATCTTTTGTCACAATAAATCCACCCTGTCCCGTTGTAATGATCTTTGGGGAACTCAAAGAAAAACATCCAATATCGCCAAATGTGCCGTAGTGTTTACCTCCAAGAGTACATCCAACGGACTGCGCTGCATCTTCTATCAGATAGACATTCGATTCCTTGCAGAAGGATGCAATATCTGTCAGCCCGATAGAGTGGTTGTTCAAACTTACGTGTATGACTGCGCGGGTCCGAGGTGTAAGCGCACACTTCAAGGTATGTAAATCCAATGTGAATGTATCTGGATGAACATCTACCAATACTGGACGTGCACCCAATACGCGAATAGCGTTTGCAGTTGCGACCATCGTATAGTTGGGCACAATCACCTCATCGCCGGGACCAATACCACATGCTATTAATGCAACCATTAACGCGCTTGTTCCGCTTGGAGTCATATAGCAGTATGGAATATCTATCATCTTTGCAAGTTCCGACTCAAGGGACTGAGTAACTTTGTATTCTGTTAGAAAAGGGTCTCCAGTAGAGAAATACTCTGAACAAGCATGTTGTTCTGCCTCATCAAATACTGGGCGGGTCTGTAGAAGAAGTTCCTTATGTGAGAACCACTGCGTCATTGTCGCATCGGGTTCACCCTTGAACATGCATTGGTAATACCCACCAATGGTAAGTCTAACTGGATCTCGAGACTTTCCTGGATCTCTTGGGTTGGTTTGTGCAATTGGAGACGTTTCCAAATATCTCATATAATCTCCGACTGTGATCACCCTAAAGTCAAAAGAAATGCGCATGAAATCCTCTACATTCTTTTCATTGTAGTGAATGCACTTGTTCCCATTGAAATACAGAAGCTGACCATAATCCATGTCAATCCCTGCAAAGTCAGCTGCTCCAGGCGATGACTCGACAAACAGTCTATTTGAACCGATCATTTTCGTGATTGGTAAGAGGAAGTTTCTCTCGCCAGTAGGGTGTCGTCCAATATCATCAGAATCGCAGTGCGGTGGGACCGACTTGTTCCCAATGAACTGAAACCGGATGCTTGGAAAACTTTGATAGATCAGAGCTTTCTCTTCTGGGAAGAAACAGCCTGCAATATCACGGATCAAACTGCAGTAGGCGTTCTTAAACTCATCAGATGACTTGATGAATGCATAGAACTTCTTATGAAGATCGGATTCTATATCCTGCATACTGCCTTGTTCTCGCTGCATATAGTCGGAGGATGTAGATTGAATAGAACCAACATCCGTCCCATATAGTTTTTCTATCATGTCACGGAACTTGTAGCGCTCGGTATTGTATGAGTATATGGAGTGGTCTCCCATTGACCGGCTATGCTCAAACATATGAATCCCTTAACAACATAGAACATTGAATTCCGCGTTTTTCAAACCCATTTGTGAAATAGAATGGTGCAACGGACTCATTGCAGACAAGTGTCACCTTACGACAGCCTTTTTCATCACATCGCTTGAGTATATTTTTCATTAGTGAGCTCCCCATACCATTCTTCCGGTAGTCCGATGCTACACATACATCTTCAATGTGAGCAAAGGTGCACATATCGAAGATAAGCTTTGGCTCAAAGATCACCGTCGCAGTTGCAACCAACCGTCCACCATCTTCCATAACCCATATTTCGATATTAGGTGGGAGGGTGTCCATATACAACTTAAACTCCGATTCAGTGAACTGAGTAGTCCTGAACTCATTTATGAGCGGAAAGTAAGCCGAATAATCATTTCGTGTGAGGACACGCATGTTTATAGATCTCATCAGAACAAAACAAGCTTGTTATACCGACCAGTCAAAGGAACCTCTGTATTGGCTGATAGTATTGGCTTTCCAAAATTAAAGAGATTAACGTGGTTCCACATGATAAGACCATGTGACACCGATGGAAACAAATGAGTCATATATCCACGTTGATGATACGGGCTTATCTCGCTAAAGCAGTATATGCTTACTAAGAATAGGTTATTTTTCCTGACCGTCTGCCCATATGTCGACGCAGAAACAAACGATACATCAAATGACAGCTTATGTGTGCTAAGATATAGCTGCTGCAGACGAAGTGGGGCGTCCAAGTCTATACATGTATAGCTTTGGATGCGAATACCTCTAAGTTTACTAACATAATCAAGAGCCAACAAATATCCACCATAACCACATCCAACCTCAACTACATTGACATCATTTAGATTAAGACTCAGCATATGATCAACCGTCAGACATGCATGACGAAGATAACCAACCGATGTTGGAGAGACTGGAAACGGTAGAGTCCCGATAACTGCCAATGCAGAACCGCCAACTGCATCGTTTAGTTGACAGTAAGTTGCAATCTGATTATCACTCAAATTATGTGCCGTTCGTAACAGTCCATAGTAATCCTCTCCGAACTTTGGAGAACAGTGTTCCAACATGTAATGGTAAGAAGGATGCGCTTTGAATCCATGAATATTTCCAGATGTTACAATCTTATCAACATAATTAGCGTATGTATCATAGTCAACTACGATCGACATTATATTACCATTGAAATTGTCTAGTGTAAATCTTACTCGGACGGGTTATTAGATTGTCAGTGATAGTGAAGTTTGTATAGGAGTCTAAGTGCCCGGGGGCATTGAAGTTAGCCGACTGAAAGAAGGATGGTTTTCTGTTTGCCAAGATTCGAAATTTTGGCTGAATACGAGTAATTGCTATATCCGTATGTCCTTTGCAGTCTTTTAGCTTGTTAATCACTGCCTGTTTATAGGCAGAGCTGATATACAAAATCGCATGGGTGCCTAACATGTTTTGAACTCGCGCCTGTGTATCTGAATATGGAGTGAAAATAGAGTCCTTATCGTTATAGTTTAGTGTCGCGTGACTCCCGCATGTGCTCAGCCCAAAGTAAATGGCGTCGGCGCCGTGGACAAACTCGAAGTCAGATACACCTGTGAACTCTACGTCATCCTCGAGGAGAAGAATGGGTTCATTTGGATACTGGGTTAGAATCTCTACATTCGCATTGGCTAGACACTTCGGATATCCTTCAGTTCCCGACTTGAAATGGACGATGTCTTTGAAACCAATTTCTGCAAGCATGGTGTCCATGTGGACCTTCCGTGCATGATACTTTTCGTTGTGGTCTGGGCAGATGTAGACTACCTTGAAATTCTGAATCCGCATTGTTTACAGTTCAGACCATTTATCAATGATTTTGACTGGGTAGCGCGAATAGAAATCCGATAATGAGTTGCGCAGGACAACCGGAGTAGCACCGCAGAAAACCGCTTCATAGAACCGGTGTGTATCAATACCCGTACCTTCAGGGCAGAGAACAAACTTCGATCTACATAGGTCATCATAATAGTCCTGCTTACTCAGTCCCGTGCGGGTAACCACTCTCGGGTCTCCAGCAAATGTATTGATACAGTCATTCCGCTTCGTGGTGTTAGTTCCGAGAGTGAAGTTTGCATAGATTTCGATAGTGCGCTCAACGTTTGGGCGAGTGTATGTCAAGGTGAACGGAACCGCTTGGTCAGGAAATCCAAGGGGTATTGTGGTAAGAAGTGGATGTGTTACAGTCGTGTTGATTGCATGAATCGCCAGAGCAAACGGAAGCAGCGCGGCCAATGCAGTAGAGTCAAACGATCTGTCGGAGTTATGAACAATAAACGCATGTTTCTTTACCATAATTCTGGGCAGAGACGCAGCAAATGCCAACACGCGATCTCCGTTGATGAACACCCAGTCACCAGTTCGTGCATTTAGCTTCGAATACCTTGGGCGGTCAGGATACCGGGAACACTCTACCCATTTGCATTGGTCTGCATAATACTGTCCAGATATCATTACCTTCCACAAAGATAAGATGAATGTCTTTTCTTTCTGCCTGTACGGTCCATATAATGACCGGTATTATCCGGGCATGATTCAGAACATTCGACTTATCCATCAGCACTTTCCTGGGTGGTTTATCTACATCTATCTTGGGTCGGATGTAACTCCGGATATGATTGGTATGCTCCAATCTGCCCCTCGGGTGATCGTTCGGTTCACCGGCATAACCGGTATAGTAAACATGATTCATCGCTTCTTCCCGATCGATGAACCCGATGTGGACATCATGTTTGTGCGAGATGCAGATTCTCGTATCCACTCGCGGGATCGGTGGGCAATTCGGAGATTTCTTGAGTCCCCATATCTTGCTCACACCATCCGCGATCATATAGATCACAAATCTAGGATGATGGGCGGTCTCTGGGGTATAAAAAAGGCAGCAGGTGTTAATATTCATCAACAGTATGCACTGTATGAAGCAAATCCGGAGTGGAGAGGCATGGCATGGGATCAGGACTTTCTGAGCTCTCGTATCTTTCCACTAGTTGCACCAAACCTACTTGCTCATATTAGCTTAGGTCCGTCATTTCCACCGGAGAAAAACGAGACGTTCCCAAATCCTTGGAGAGAAGAACTGTATTGCGGTAGAATTGAGCCAGCCAATTACGTCGAACCGGCACCCAGAGTTCTTAACCTTCCGGTAGTCCGATTCAATTTTCTCAGCAGAATGTAATGAAGACTCAGCGTGTATGTGGATCTCGTCGCAAGGTCTGGAACGGAACCTGCCAGAAGACGCCCGGTGGGCTGACCAAGGCTGATCTGATGATGAACAAGTATGGGCGCATCGTATCGCGTAAGAAGGCTGCTCATGCGCGGTCTGGGCGTGCATTTACCCGCCGCCACTAGTCGTTTTTAAGCATGAAGATTCCCGCAATAAGCAAAAGCAGTCCAACATATTGTATTGGTCGCTTAAGTCGATCGCCCAATATAAAGTATGATGCTAGACTTCCTATTACTGTGGATATTCCATCCCACATGCCGTTCACATACATGACATTTTGGGTTCGTAGACACTTAATCAAGTAAAAGACAACGCCTATGTAACCAATAACTCCATATCCAAAGTAAATTGGATTATTGGACTGGGCATACCAGCCTAGGTTAAAGTCTCCAAACGCCTCAACCGCAGAGAGGATCAGGATATCCTGAGTGCTCATGTCTTCTAAGTGTGGTTTTTTTGACGTGGTGAGATAATGGAAGCAGCTTCAGTGGGGACACTGGTGGCAGCGGGAGCAACAGTTGCAGCGGCACTTTCTGCCCTGTCACTGTCAAGCATTGCATCCAACGCTCCTACAAAAATAGCGAAGAGTTCTGCAGATCTGGAGCACGAGCAGAATGTTGCCAAGCAGGAACGTTTGGCTGCATTCAAGAAGAGACGCCACGGTGAGTTAGGAGAAGGTGAAAACTCAGCCCAATCGAGAGTTGCACAGGAGGCTTTCGATGCAGAGGAAGCTGCACATGACTTGGAGGATGCGAAAGCGCTAAAGGCAGTGAAGGCTGCAGAAGCTGAGAACGAGAAGAAGAAGGCGGCTCATGCTGCGGCGGCTAAGGCTCCGGCTGCTCCGGCTGCTCCGGCGGCTTCCACAGCTTCTGCGGCTGCCTCTGCAGCACTGGCGGGTGTCACAACTTTTAGAGAAGAAGGTAAGGATGCGGAAGGTAAAGAGGAGGAAGGTAAGGAAGACGATACGGCAGCGAAGGCAGAGGAACAGGCTAAACTGAAGCGAAAAGATGCTTTCTGGGAGGCGGTAAAATACGGTCTCGAGAACAAAAACAGAAGGCTGGACACTGCTATTACCATGGGCACACAGAATCCAGAGCTTCTTACGATGTTGTATAATGAGCCTCCACTTTCACTCCTTGTTCGCGTCATTCAGATCGCCAAGGAAAAAGCAATTAACGATGACATTCAAACATATGCTGGCGATCTTCTTGGGCGCAGTAAACGGGCGGCAGCGGCGGCGGAGGAGAAGGCGGCACGGGAGCAAACGGCACGAGCCCTTGTCAAGGCAAACAAGAAGGGCGGAAGAACCCGTAGACAAAGGGGAGGAGCACAGACCACTGATCTGGAGAAGTTCACCCAGATGATTCTCGATCGGATTGTAGTCGAGAGCGCTACCGATCAGAGCATCGCACTCCAAGCCGCAGACGGGTTTGCTGAATTGGTAAAGTTTGAGACCACTATGAAAAATGATAAAATCGCTAAGTATCTTGCGGGCGTGTTCACTCAGTTTATGAAACTGAAGAAGAATCCTAGTATTGTTGCGGATGTCTTATTTGAGACCATGACGCCAACGGAAGATGCAGAATTTAAAATCAACCCTCGATTACTAGATCAGAAGAGTTGGTTAGGATTCCAAAACGAACTGAAAGCCGACCCCAGAGTTGTCGCAGCGCTCAAAGAGAAAGCTGCAGTAAGGGCTGCTGCAAAACCACCCAGTCTACCGTGGTTTACATCCAAAAATTCAGTTAATGTGAGTGATCAAGGTCCGCAGGAGACTAAGGAACAGGCTGAAAGAACGAGAACTGACGCTGTATTGGAACAGCCGGCTCCCTCATCTTCTGCGGCTGCGGCTCCAAGGTCTGAGCCTTGGCGGCTTGAGGCAATAAACTATGTCAAGAACCGCCAGATACATGATCAGGGAGACTCTAATCAACAAAACAGGGAAATTGCATATCTCGAAGCCTTACCTGCAGCGAGCAGTCTAGAAGAAGCACGAAGGCTAGCAGCGGAGGCTGCTCGGGCTGCGGCTGCGGCTGCTCAGGCTGCTCCTCCTGCGGCTGCGGCTGCGGATGCGGCGGCTGCGGCTACTGCAAATGCATCTATGCGCGCTCAAGTAGAGTCCGAAAAAAGAAATGCGGCAGCTGAAGCAGACAAAAGACGAGGCGCCGAAGACTATGTCGGTTTTACTCGTGCGGCTCCTGCGGCGGATGCGGCTGCTCCTGCTTCTGCGCCTGCTTATGCTCCTGCGCCTGCGCCTGCTCCTCCTGCGGCGGCGGCGGAGGATTCTGCGGCGGCTGCGGCTTCTGCGGCTTCTGCGGATTCTTCGGAGAGGGAGGCGGCGGGGGCGAAGGTAAATCGAAGACGTGAACAGGTAATTGCCGCAGAAAAACGCCTTGAGGAAGCCAATAATATTTTGAGGGCGAGCTCGGGTGCGATGCCGCAGCAGCAGGAGGCTGAGGCGCGGGCGCGAGCGGAAGTAACCGGTGCAACGGAAGCACTGACGAGAGCGAAGGACGCGCTAGGTCGTGCAGTCGCGGAAGCGGCGGCAGATTCTGTGGCTGCCCCTGCACCAGCCCCTGCACCAGCCCCTGCACCAGCTGAGAATACGGAAGGTGAAACTTCCACCCCCGGACTGTTTGAGCGAATGCGCAATTGGTTCACACAAAAAGGTCTCGGTGCTGTAGAATCATTTAAGCCTTTCATGGACACGTTAATCGAAAAACCATCTGCATACGGTTATTATAAATTACAAGATGTGTATGGAGACGATACTGTAGATGACTATTTAAAAGACCATAATGCACTTGAGTCTGTAATGAAAGTGGTGAATAAGGAGAAGGAAACCCAGAAGTCCAAAATAGACAATTTTCTTGCAGCTCTTGAAGAGAAAGATAAGAAGGAGAGAGAGAAGGCAAAACCCCCCAAAGAAGACTTCACATTTATATTAGAGAAAACGAACACCACAAGTGCTGATGAGTTTGTAGAAAAAGTGCTAAACAGAATTAGCGCTAAACTCGATGTCAAATTTAATCAGCTTGGATACATTCAGGCATTAGGATGTTCTAAGAGCACGAAGGTGATGACATTCGTAGTTACCGATCCGTTGATTATTCTTTATCGTATCCGAGTCCTAACAAATGGTGACGTTACGATGACTGACCGGCGAGAGAAAGATAAGACATGGACAGTTGTTGCCAAAAGCACTGTTCAGCCAGATCTTAACCTAATGTGTACGAAAGATGGCACTGAGAAGACGATGGACGCGATTGTTGCAGCTCGCAGACTCGGCGTTACAACGAACAGTGCAATAACCCCAGGTAGGAAACCTGTTAAAGAGGAACAGCTCGCTGCACGGAGACGTGTTAAAGAGCTAGAGGATAAGCTTATTAAGGTTAGGGGGTATATCGTAGATTCTTCAAAATATGACCGAACCACACATCGATCTTTAGTTAATTCATTCATACTGAAGTTACGTGACGCAAAAGATGAAGTAATACATGCGGATAATGCTGAGGATGCAGCTTCGCCTGCGGATGCCGAGGCGGCGTATGCGGCGGAGGTTGTAGAAGACCAAGAACAGGAGCTAGAGGAACAACGGCGAGCGATTGCTGCTCGGGAGACTGCTGCTCGGGCGGCTGCTGCTCGAGCGACTGCTGCTCAGGTGGCTGCTCCGAATCCGGCGGCTGGTGTTGGAGATATAAGAGCCACTCTTCGAGCAATACAGACAAAACCCCCATCTGCTGCAGATGATATATATGCAGATGATCGGGAAACAGCAAAAAGGCTGGCGGCACAAGAACTTGCTGAACGGCTTCCTGCTGCCAAACGCACAGCCGAGAAATTAGGACATAGGTTTACTGAGACTCGTTCTGCTACCTCTGCAACCGATCAAGAGCCCGAGAAGCAGTCCGAATTTGCTGAGCAACCCCGTCATGATAGTCTTTGGCAGAGGGCAAAGCGGTTAATATCGCGCGGTGGTCCGAGTACCCAGACTCCTCGTCCCGAAGGGTTTACTAGTGTCAGTCCTTTGGGTGGTCGCAGGCGTCGTCGCACCCCTCGCCGTCGTCCCAAGGGACGTCGTGGACGTCGCTCGCGTAAATCGACTTTCAGAAGACATCGCAAGCATTGATAAACAATGTCTGACGATCTTGTGATTGCCAAGACTGTTCAGACTGCTCCCATGCGCATCCTTGCCGAGGGGCTCAAGTCCATGCTGGTGGAGATGAGCCTTGTTTTTGATAAGGATGGCATTCGCATGATTGCTATGGACAACACTCGCACGGTGCTCACGCATATGCGTCTCCATGCGTCCAAGTTCGAGCAGTATGAGTATAACCACACCGCCCCGCGTTTGGATGTGGGTCTGAACACGGATCACTTTTATCGTATTGTGAAGACGGTGACCAATGATGACACGATCACGTTCTCGATCTCCAAGTCGGAGTCAAACCACCTGTGTATCACGCTCGAGAACGGCGAGAAGAAGCGCAGGATCAAGAACAAACTGAACCTTCTTGACCGCGATGAGTCGGATATCAACATGCCGGAGACCGAGTTCTCTGCGCGCATCACGATGCCGAGCATGGATTTCCAGAAGATCTGCCGCGATATGACTCTGCTGTCTGCGAAGACGGTCGATGTGAAGAACGTGGGTGGCACTCTGACCTTTACCTGCAAAGGTCCGTTTGCATCTCAGACGGTCACGATGGGTGACTCCACGTCTGACATGGCAATTACCAAGTCCAAGCCGGATGAGATTGTGAGTGGCACGTTTTCCCTGCCGCACCTGGTACTGTTTACCAAGTGCTCGAACCTGTCGAACAACCTGGAGATCCACATGAAAAATGATTGGTTTCTGATGATCCGCTATGTGATTGCGAATCTGGGTGATATCAAGCTGTGTTTGATGCCGTGCACAGCGTAGAAAACGAACATACGTCCGACAACCACAACATCGGCAACACAAATGACAACAACGGCAGAAGCAGTTCGTGAAGCAGGACTGGATAAGTTCTATACAATCCCAGCAATCTCTGAGAAATGTTTAGCATCAATCGGTTCTCGTTATAAATGGAGTGATTGGGGACTGGTTATTGAACCGAGTGCAGGAAATGGAAGTTTCCTTACAAGAATTCCAACAGAAAAGAAACTTGGTATTGATATTTCACCAGAACATAAAGATATTATCAAACAAGACTTTCTTACATATTCTCCACCAAATGGAGTTGGAAAGATTCTTGTTGTTGGGAATCCTCCATTCGGTAGAGTAAGCTCTCTTGCGATTAAATTCTTCAATCACGCTTCAAAGTGGGCTGATGTAATCGCATTTATTATTCCACGAACATTTCGTCGTGTGAGCGTTCATAATAAACTAAATACGAACTTCCATCTCGTATTTGATGAAGAAATCCCTATGGAACCCTGTTCGTTTAGTCCTTCTATGATGGCTAAATGTTGTTTCCAAATCTGGGAAAAACAGGAAACTAAACGCCCTATTGTTGAACTTTCAACATCACACGATGATTGGGAGTTCTTAGGGTTTGGTCCAAAAGATGCAAAAGGACAGCCTACACCTCCGAAAGGGGCAGACTTTGCGATGCGTGCTTATGGTGGAAAATGTGGCGAAATAGTAGATTCTGGACTTGAATCACTACGCCCTAAAAGTTGGCACTGGATTAAATCAAAGATAAACAAAAAAACTCTTATTGAACGATTTAACGACCTTGATTATACCCTAAGTCTTGATACAGCACGACAGAACTCTATGGGAAGAGGAGAACTGGTAAGGCTATATAGTGAGGCGTATGATTAAAGCCCAGATTCAGGAACTTTGAAAGGCATTAATGCCTTCCAACAAGCATCGTTGATAGTTGGACGAAGGGCATATTCTTTTGTGCTTTTTTTGTCGTTTAATGATTCAATTGTAATCTTGCCGTGTTCTCTGATGGTTCCGTGAGCATATCCGCCGAAGGATACAACGATTTTTTTGATTTCTTCCTTTGGCACTTTGAATATATACAACTCACCTTCTGATTCCACATTATCAGAAGATAAGTTATACGCCGTTAGAATATAAGTTTCGCAGTCGTGAGATGGTCTAATCTGGACGAAATTGAACTTGGTGTGGGTCGCTCCTCCAAGTGATACTTTCACCTCAGAGTTCTTTCCATCCTTAGAGCAATCCCCAGTGCAGTCTTCTGCCTTGTTTTTGATATAGTTAAACTTTGTGCGAATGAATCTTTCAAGAAGAGGACCATATTGTTGTGCTGATACGCCGTGAATCACACAATATGTATGTGCCTCTTTTAGTGTAGCAAGTTTCATAACTTGGTCTTCGTGATTCACCTTTGAAAGGGTCAAATGTTCCTTCAATCTTTTCACACGCTCTGTCTTATCCATAGGTGGAAGTGTTGGCATTTCTACTTTTACAGGTGCTGTTGCCTTTACATCAGTTTCCGCCTCAATTTTTGGTGCTGAAACTGGCGTAGTCATCTTCTTACAGGAACGCTTGTTGTGTCCCTCTTGCTTACAGATAGAGCATTTCATTTTGGATACTTCTCGGTTTTGTTGGTGCTTACGAATTCGTTTTTGCTGGGTTCAATTTTTTTGGGTCGCTAAGTGCCGGTTTGAAATCCTCGTCGGTCTAAGTGAAATACAATGGAGGAGTCAGCTATTCTTGTAATGACTGTATCTACAACCATTCTACATGTGTGGTTGATCTATGTTACTTACTACTGGCTATTGAACAACTGTGAGTGCATCTAGGTCGGTCGCAAGCGACCGACACTACTTCGGTCTCAGGTTATGCGCCTTGTATGCAATGTCGTCGCCAAGCTTCATCTTCAAACTTGGACTGAACAACTTGCGGTCGCACACTGCAGTTGTTGAGTTCCACACCTTCACAATATGAAACTGTCCTTTGGGACTCACCGTCACGCCTACCACCGAGTCATTGTGGCTCTTGAGGAAGGAGTCGGCCAGGCAGTGGACCATGCAGTCAATGAACACAGTGTGTGTATCCGCTGCATCCACTCGCTTCGACCAAGCGCCACCCTTATCATTCTCCGGCGCATCCCAGAGCGGTCGGATACCTGTCTTCATAAAGAAGAACATGCCCGACTCC